GCACGAATCCACGGGACAGGCCGGGACCGAAAGGGATAGATCGGCCAAGCCTTCGAAAGAGGGCAATCAATCAAGCGGACCTGCACAGGCCGGTAACAGCGAATTCAGGTCCGGGTGCAAGAAAGCAAGGCTACCTCTGTAGGACGCTTGATTGATTTTTTAACGCCCTGAGTTCAGCCGCCGCGAAGCGGTCGGCTGCGACGAATGGTTAGACAAGGAATTGAACATGGCGCAAGAAATTGAAGTGCTGCTGACAAAACAGTTTGATGAAGTGCAGATTGACCAATTTGCGATTGATTGGCTGGTGCGACAGACGGCTGAATTTGGGGAGCCAGGACGCATTGCTGAGCGGCTGCTTGGCATCGTTTCAGACTTGCTTGATATTGATGCAGGCTAACGCCGCATTGCCAGGTGCCGCAGGCATCCGCGCCGAATGAAAGGTTAAACCATGATCGAGACGATACACACAAGCGCGCCTGGGCTGACAGACATCGTTCGCAGCGCCAATGACAACGCCGAGGTTGTGCGCAGCGGTGGATACAGCAACCCAGGTGAACAGGCTTGCATCTGCCGCGATACGGGCAATGGGTTCATCGCCTTTTTCCCGAGCAACAACAGTGTGCATCAGGACTACTACTTGTGCATGGATTATTCACAGGCACGCGACCTAGTGCTGGCGCTGTCTCACTTCCAGCGTGAGTTGGGGTTTAACGCCGTTGTGAGTGGTGGCGTAAGCCATCCACTTCGACAAACCTGTTAGCCGCCACAGGACAAACGGCGGTGATGAAACTTTGGAGAACCAACATGCAACCACACCAACAACGGGTAGTAGACGAGAAGACCGAACTGGACACGAAGGCCAACGCCCTGAGCCAATTCATCGGGCACAGCCCGATCTTTGGAACGCTTGACCCAGCAGAGCAAGAGCGCCTGAAAGTACAGAACGATTTGATGTGGCAATACTCTGAGGTTCTTGGGGCGCGGATCGCTGCATTTTCGTGACGGCTAACGCCCTGAATTCAGCCGACGCCGTAGGCGGTCGGCTGGGATGAAAGGTTAGAACTATGAGCCGACACGAACCAAAGCCGCACGACCCGCAGCACCCCTATGTTCTGAAATTAATTGGCTGCGGGCATGGCGTGCTATTTGTGAATGAGTGCGTTGATTGCGAAATCGTCGGACTGATGGACGAATACAAGAGGGCCGTCAAGACGGTGGCACGAGTGCGAGACAAATTGCGTGTGCTTGGCGCACCAATGCCTGGGCAAACGAGCCTGCCATCTAACGCCGGAGCTGAAAGGGCGCCATGACCAACCTTGAAGACACCACCCCGCCCGCTGGCGCTCCTTTCGAGCGACCTGTTATACGCCCGGTGGCGGCGCTGTACGTTGAGCCAAAGGGCTGCTACGTGGGCGCGCTAGGCGTTGACCCGTGGGACGAAGCCCGCGATGCGCGTACCTACGCAGGCCCGCACCCGGTTGTTGCGCACCCCCCATGTCAACGCTGGGGCCGGTTTTGGCACGGCAGTACGCGCAAGCCGCACCAGTACAAGCTGGGCGACGATGGCGGCTGCTTTGAGGCCGCTCTAAATGCCGTGATGGAGTTTGGAGGTGTGCTCGAACACCCGGCGCACAGCAAGGCGTGGGATGCGTTCGGACTTTTGAAGCCCACGATGGGCAAGGGCTGGCAGCGCAGCGACATGGGCCACCCGAGCAGCGGATATTGGGTGTGCTACGTGGAACAGGGGCATTACGGCCACGCCAGCCGCAAGCCGACATGGTTGCTGGCGAACACCGACAGCCGCCCGCCAGAACTGAACTGGACGAAAGGCGAGCAGCGTTTGCCCGCCTGGATGATCGAGCGCTACGGCTACGAGAAGGCCAGGCGCATCGGCGTGGTTGCGATGATCGGCGGCAAGAACAAGACCGCGATCCGCAACGCCACGCCGCCAGAGTTCCGCGAAGTGCTGCTGTCGATAGCACGCAAGACGTATAACGCAAAAATAACCGGCGCCGATAGGCGTCCGGGTTGATTGACGGGTTAGAACTAAGGGGCGAAATATGAGCAAGGACATTACACCACTCACTTTCGGTAAGTACAAAGGCCAAACACCTGAAGCGATAGCCGAGTATGACCCGAGCTACGTTCTCTGGATGTTCGAGAACGTGAAACCGGCACCGTGCAGCAAAGCACTTGCGCGCGACTGCGAGCAAGGCGTGCGGGAGTACGAGGAAGAGAAGGCCGCCGATCTGCACTTCGGATTGGATGGGTGGTGATGAGTTCTAACGCAATATAGGCGGTCGCCTAACTTGGCGATTCCACCCACGAAAACAGCCGTACGCCCGCATAAACGCTGACGATGTTGCTACATTAAAAATAGCAACAAACCCCGCACCCCATAGCCTGCTTCTGAGCGGGCTTTTTTACGCCTGCAAGGAGGTAAATCATGTACTCCACCGATCCCATCCGCGATGCTGCCCGGTACTTTGATGCCAAGGACGCAGCAGACGCGCATTCACTCGCGGCCCACCTGCATTACACGCAGGAAATCCGCGACACCCTGACAAAGCAAATCAGGCACACGACAAAACTGTGCCTGCCCTACGCCAAGTCCGAAGGTTTCGGAGTTGCCTACCAGCCCATCGAGGACGTAGTAACCGATCAAGTGTCATTCGGTGCGCCGCTGGCTGCACTGATGACGGTCCTGCAAAAAAGCGATTGCCCGCACGTCGCGGCGCTGCGTGAGGCGATTGCAGCCGACTACATCCGTATGAATGTGGACCTAATCGCAGAGGCGGCACTGTGAACACCGTGCTCAACACCGCCATTTTTCTGTTCATCGTTGGCGCAACGGCATGGGTTGGTCCGGCACTCGACGAGATTGCGGAAAAAACCTACGAGGCGCAAGAACACATCAAACAGCAGCAACAACAACGCCGCATGGAACGCGCCGCGCAGGAAATGTGCGGTAACGGCGTGGCAGTCATTGACCAAACAACCGTCACTTGCAAGGTGCGAAAGGCACTCAGGGGCAAGCGGACATGAAAACCGCCATGCAACTCTACCGAATCTACCGCCACTGCAACGGCAGGTTCGTTGCAGCAATTCTCACCATCCAAACACTGAGGCAAACGAAATGAAAGTTGAAAAAGAAATGTATGTGCATTGGGACAGGAAGTATGACGGCTCCGATGACTGGTCACTCTTTGGGTGCGACATGAGTGCTCACGGCTATGTATGTGCAGGCAAAACGTTGGTCGAATTTGAAGTGCCTGACAACTACAACCCGGTGCGCCATCAAATCGAAATGCTGCAAAAAGAACAAGAGCGCGTAACTAACGAGTTCAACGACCGGGTGCAGAAGATCAAGGAAGAAATCAGCAAATTGCAATGTCTGGAGATGGTATGAGCGACGACCTTCACTACGAAGCCAGCGCAGACGAAACCGCTGCCTACGAGCAAGTCGCGCTGGACCTTCTCTACAACCTCGGATGTCAGTACGACATACAAGAGCAAGACATGCGCCAACTGTGCAGCTTGGCCCTTGTTCGGTATGACGACTTTTTGAAGTATTCGGGCAAGGAGGCTGTATGTCAGTAGCTTGCATGGTATTAGGTCAATCTGGCACCGGGAAAACTACCAGCCTGCGGAACCTTGACCCAGCGCATACGTTGTTGATCCAGGCTGTAAAAAAACCACTGCCATTTCGCACTACTGGATGGGCATACTTTGACAAAGAAAAGAACCCGCACGGAAACATCTTTGTCACCGACCAGGCAGCACAGATCATCAAGATCATGCGGGCGACAAAGCGCGATGTGATCGTATTAGATGACTTTCAGTACATCTTGGCTAATGAGTTCATGCGCCGGGTATTGGACAAAGAAACAGGAAACGCAGCATTTGCGAAGTACAACGAGATTGCCCGCAATGCCTGGGACATTCTCATGGCAGCGAGTCAACTACCCGACAACAAGCGTGTCTACATACTCGGGCACACACAAGAGGATGACAACGGGCGCATAAAGGCAAAGACTATTGGTAAGTTATTGGATGAAAAGATCACGATTGAAGGTCTGCTAACGATTGTGATTCGCACCGCAGTAATCAACGGGCAATATCTTTTCACCACACAAAACAATGGACTCGACACAGTAAAGACCCCATTGGGCCTGTTCGACTCCGACCAGATCGACAACGACCTAGCCGCTGTCGATGCGGCGATTTTCTCTTACTACCAACTCACAGAAACCGCCTGATCTTCAACAACCAAGGAAAACATTTATGTACCAACTTGACCAAAACGCAGCCCGTGAAGCAGATAGCTTTGGAGCCTACCTGACAGAAACTGGAAAATATATCGGAACATTCACCCGCGCTGAAAAACTCATTAGCAAGAACAAAGGAACTCACGGAATTGGGTTCACATTTGATTGTGGTGGGCAAACTTCTAGGTTCGACATTTGGACCATGGATGCTCATAACAAACACCTGAGCGGGTTCAATGCAATCAATGCAATCATGACTTGCCTGAGCCTACGAGGCATCAAGCCTACTCCTGGGAAAGTAGAACGCTATAACTGGGACACCCAGCAGAAAGAAACCGTACAAGCTGAAGTATTCCCCGATCTTGTTGGGAAACACATCGGACTGGTTCTGCAAAAAACCGAATACGAAAAGATGCGCAATGGTTCACTTACTGGTGAAACAGGATGGCGCTTAGAGCTTGTCGCGCCGTTCCGCGCTGCGGACGAATTCACTTCAAGTGAAATTCTTGATCGCAAGACGAAGCCTGAAAAACTGGCCGCTATTGTTGCGATCCTGAAAGACCGCCCACTGAAAAAGCGATCACAACATACACCGTCCAACGATTCCTCTATGCCGTCAGATCATCCCGCTGGAGGGTCCGGCTTTGACGATATGGATAACGACCCCCCGTTCTAAGTTTTACGCAGGCCAGCCTCTGGGCTACCGGGGGAGCGCACTGGCCTGCACCTATTGAAAGCAAAACATGACAATCTCTCTCTACCACGCTGCACAAGCAGTACAAAACAAGATCGCTCTCTGTGTTGA